CGAGGGTGACCGTCACACCGGCCAGGTCAGTGGCGCTGCCAACCGAAAGGGAACGGCTTGAGGCACGGGCAACGAAGAAATGCGGTCCCACGCGCGGCAGCGTGATGCGGTAGCTGTAGGGTCTATCCAGACCCGCAGCCTGCCGCAGCATGGCTTGTCCTGGGTCGACCAGGCGCAGAAGCTCCAATTGCAACGTCTGGGGCGCCCGCGCCACCCGGCGCTGAAACGGGGCCGCGCTTCCCAGGGCATGGAAGGCGGCAGTCTGGTACTGAAGCACAAGCGAGCCAGAGACCCGGACGCCACGAATAGGAATGAACGCCAGCGAATCAAACGCACCCGGTCCCACGACTCGCGGAACATCGGCACATAAAGCAACGGTGGCACCTGCGATAACAATGGGAGTCGTCATGGCGTGTACCAGATACTGAAGTCCTGCATGGCACCCTTAAAGCCGGTTTCCTGGTCCCGCAGCGAGACAGGAGCCCCTTGAGGCAATCCGAAGTTCGGCGCTCCGCACAACGCCGCCTGCACCTTGGCGATAAGCTCCGACGCCTGCGCCCTGCCCTTCGCCCAGACGGTGATCTGCATACGAGCATTCTGCTTGTCCGGCAGCGCGCCATCCAGGAACACCGTGGATGCGCCCCCGACCTGCTGGAACGTCGCGAAGGGCATCGGCGTATCGCCTGCGGCAGCGTCGGGATATACCCGCCCTTCGAAGATCGGCGCCAGCGCCTGAAGCATCAACGATTCAACCATTCTGAATCTCCCGTACCTTCTCGGCCAGCCTCCGGCGGCCGGCCTCCGCGGCAAGCTTGAGCTTCGCATCCACAGAAGCCCGAAGGTAAGACTGGGCGGGGACGAACACAGGCACCTTGAGCGGCCTGTTCTTCAGCGTGATCCATCCTCCATCGTCCAGCTGGACAACGGCATGACGCCGCCAATGCCCATACTCGACCAGCCACCAATGGGGTGCCTTCTTGACGTTGACGCCGACCATGTAGGTTTTCCGATCCGGCGTCGACCGCTTGTCGTCGAACCAGCGATAGATGGCGGATTGGAGCTTGCCAAGACGATGGGGCACACGCAGCCGCATTTCGTCATACAAGACGACGGCCATCGCATGCGCCGCCGGCCGCATCGCCTCTTCCTTGATTCGGTCGAAGAAAGCGGCCACTTGGGCCTCTATGTCTCCCTCCATGGAGAAAGAAACCGAGTTTGCGCGAAAGAGCTTGGCTTTCCTCATGGCACCACCTCGCGCTCGGTCAGCTTTCGACATACCAGATCCGTGTGCTCGCGCCGCTCTTCGTCCGGCAACACAGCATCAACTTCGTATACGTCATCCCCGTGGCGAACTCGCATTCCCGCGAGTACCGAACGGCGATATGGGATGCGGATACTTGCCTTAGCAATTTCCTGCTCCGCCCCCGCCTTGATCGCGGTAATGCCTGACACGTACTTGATCGAGGCCCACGCCGTGCCAGCCACGCGCCAAGCATCCGCAAGGTCATTGGCGGCGTCCCTATCGCCCGTGCGCTCCAGGATCTCGACGCGCCGATTGCGCTTTCCTGCCTTGAACATAGCCAATTCCTTAGTCGGGCCACCAGCGATACGGGTCCGCAAGCTCGTCAAAGCCTTGCGGAATGGTCGCTAGAGAAAGATCGGAGGTGGTCTCTCGGTTGGAGTTCCAGTGTCCAATCAAAAGCAGCAAGGCCAACTCGATATCGGCGTCTAGCAAAACTGCATTTGACGGGGCAGGGGCCGGCAGGTCCTCCGCCTTCCGGAATAGCTTGCGTCCCGTCTTGTGTTCGAAGCGACGGACCGCCGCCCCCAGGAAGCGCAGCAGCACCGAATCGTCCGCGTCTTCCGGGTCGATATTCAGGTGGCTGCGGATATCGGACAATGCCAGCTTTTGGCTCCGCGGGCCGGTTACCCGGCCCGCCCCTCGATTAGCCGCCCGCGCCCGGCTTGCCTTGCAGCGCCTTGATCGCCGCGGTGTCTTGCAGGACGCACCCGAAGCGATGGAAGGCCAGGAAGCCGGTCTGGTCGTATTCGGCGTAACGCTCCACCAGGCGCTTGAGGACCATGTAGCGCACCCGGCGCAGGATGAACTGATCGAAGTCGCCGGCGAACATGAACTTGGCGCCCGCCGCGACCGCCGGGATGGCCTGGTCGATGACGTACTGGTACTTCAGCAGCCGCGCCGGCGCGCCGGCGTCCAGGCCCGGGATCCACAGCGGGCGGCCGTTGCCGTCTTCCATTTCCTCCAGGATCTGCAGCGTGGCGTCGTTGAAGGCCAGGCGGAACTTCGGCGCGTTGCGATAGGCGGGGTCGACCGAGTGGATGAGGCCGTTCACTTCCTTCCAGGTGAAGGTGGTGGCCGAGGCGGTCTGTTTGCCCACGGCAGCGGATGCGGCCAGGCCCTTGGGCTGCGCGGGCGAGCCGGTGCCCGTTCCCATGACGATCAGACGGGATTCGGCGCGACCGATACGCGAAGCGATACGCCCGGCGAGGAAGGTTTCCATGTCGATACCGGTGTCGGCCAGCAGCTCGTTGGAGATGCGAATGACCTTGGAGGACAGCTTGTGCACGCCCAGGGCGTCCATGCCGAATTCCACGTCCTTTTCGCCGGCGTCGGTGTTCTCGCCGATCAGTTCGCCTTCGTCCTCGGTGCCATTGCTGGTGGGCCACTCGATGGGGCCGCCACCGTCCGTGGTCAGGATCTGCGCGACACTGGCGATGCCGCCGTACTGCTTCATCGACTCGACCACCCTCGCCAAGAAGGTCGTCGGCACGGTATAGCCGCCCTTCTCGGCCGGGGACACGCCTTGTGCGCGAACTTCGGCCAGCAGCTTGCGTTCTTCGGGCGTCAGATCGCCGGCGCCATGACGCACGAACTTCACGAACGCCTGGGAACGCTGTTCCTCGGGGTTCTTCTTGTCGGCGGCAGTGGCGGCAGCAGCGGCCAGCGCGGACGCGTTGTCGTCGACATAGCGCTGCTCGTCGGCGCGCAGTTCCTCTTCGCGCCCGATCTGCTCGTCCAGCTTCTTGAGGTCGGCCTTCATGGCGTCCCACTTCGTGCGCTGCTCGTCGCCCCAGGCGTTCTCGCCTTGGGCATCGTGGTAGGTGCGCATTTCGCTGGCGACTTGCGCACGCTTTTTCTTCAGTTCAGCAAGGGTCATCGTTGACTCCGTTCAGATTGACATCAGTTCGAGGAAGCGTTCGCGTGCGCGACGCTCATTTACAGCCTTGGCCGCCAGTTCCTGGATGCCTTCGGCCTTCTTCTTCCAGCTATCCAGCGAGCGCTGGGCAGCATGGCTATCGCCATAAGCCGGATATGTCACCGGCGACACGTCGCGCAGTTCGGCCAGCTTGTGGATGGTTCGCACAACGATTTCGCCATCGCGGCGCCATTCGTCACCGTCCGCCGCGACGCGGAACCCGAAACTCGATCCGGTCACGTCACCACGCTTGAGCGGGGTCAGCACCAGATCGCGGACCGTCTGCGTATCGGGCGGGTCGATCGTGTAGGCCAAGCCGCGCGAGTCGATTTCAAGGCGCAGCGTGTTGCTGCGGGTTCGCCCGAGGACAAAATTGGGATCGTGGTTAAACAGTGCCCGCACGTCGTCACCCAGCACGTCGTCGAACGCGCCCGGCGCGATTTCCTCGACGAAGGAGCCGAACAGCAACGCGCTGCGGGTGTTGAATACGGCCGCGTAGCCCGTGATCTGCGGGCGCTCCGCCTCGCCTTCGACGGACATGCGCAGCTCGCACGGCTGGTTGCCCAGCGTGCGCATTTCGAGGTCTTTCATGGCATTTCCTATTGGCTATTTGCCGGCGCCTTGCCCACTTCGGCGGCCGGCTTTGCGTTGACGCTGACCAGCATTTCGGACAACCCGTCACGCGGGCTGAAGTCTTCCAAGGTGCGCACTTCGTTGCGGTCCATCCAGCCATCGGTGATGGCGTAGTGATAGAACTCGGCCCGTTCCTTGGGGGTGCCGCGCAGCAGGCCCGCCAAGTTGAGCTTCACGTAGTAGCCGGCGCGCCGCTCCGACGCGGTGAACAGCTTGCAGTTAAGTTCCTGCTCCCAGTTCACTGCCCAGGGCATCATCGAGTACCGCACAAAGCGGATGCTCTGCTCGGTAATGTTCGAATTGGTGGCGCGCTCCAGGTCGTTGATCATGTCCGCGGGGACGTTGTAGATGGCCGCAATTTCCGTGCGGTTCATCTTGCGCGTCTCCAGGAACTGGGCTGCCTCGGGCGGGATGGTCAGCGCCCGGTAGTCCAGATCCGCCGGCAGCAGGAGCGTTTTGTTCTCGGACTGGATGAGGCGCGCAACCGCCTTGTTCCAGAAGTCCCGCAGCCGGTTCCAGGAATCGGTTTTCAGGTCTCCCTTGACCGTCAAAATGCCAGTTGGACGGCCGCCTCCCTCGAAAAACTCCCGGCCGTAGCGCTGTGCGGCCAGACCAAGGCCCAGCATCTCCGCGTGCTGCTGGATAATTCCCTTACCCAGCCGCCCGGTTGAGCCCAAGGCGCGGACATGCACCATATCGTCCGGATGCACGGCCAGGGGCGTGCCGTCCTCGTCCTGCGTGCTGTAGATCCAGCGGCCGGCCGGCTTGATCAGTGTTGTGGTCCAGGGCGTACAAAACTCCAGGCTGCGCAATTCGCCTGATCGACTACGAACGATGCGGGTGTAGCCGTTGCCCCAGCCCAGCACATGGTGCTGCTTGGTCTCGCGCCACTTGTAGCTGGTCTGAAAGTCGTTGGGTTTGGCGTGGATGAGGTCGAATGCGGGATGGTCCGTGGCCAGACTGATGTTTTCACCCTGCTTGCGCAAGACAGCCGCCGGCAACTGCGCCACATTGCTCGACAGCACATAGTGACAGGCATACACCGCCGACAGGCTCAAAGCGGCCTCGGGCGTCACCGAGATACGCTTGCCCTCGCCGTGCAAATACTCTTGCAGGTTCTGGCCCGTCAAGGGTACAGAAGGGCTCTCGATGCTGCGCCCTTCAAATAGGGACGAGAGGATCATCCGCGCCTCCCAGCCGCTGCCCGCAAGGCAAATGCCAGCAGTAACGCGCCGCCCACGATCAGCGACGGCCCGGTGCCATATTGGACGTACACCCCGGCCGCCAAACAGCCCAGCCCAGCAACGCCGGCTGCGTCAATCAGCAGATTTTTCATTTCACATCACCAGAATGTCGTCGTCGGTCAAGTGGTCCAGTACGGACCCATTACGCTCAGCGAGCATTGCCCGGCCGATTGCCATGATCAGCGCCACAGCGCCGTCGATCTTGTTGTCGTTGCCCTGTTTGATGGGTCGAACCACGTCGTCATTGCCCGGCAGGTGCTTGCCGATGACGTTGCTAATGCACCAGGTCATGATCGGATTGCCGTCGTGATGGAATCGGCCCGACTGAATCGCGGCCTCCAGTTCCTTCATCGGATCGCTCATGTTGGTGTAGTTCTGCACCACCGTAATGGGCGTTAGGCCCTCGTCATCCAAGTGGTGCGACAGATTCGTCGCCCCACTCGGGTCAATGGGAGTTTCCAAAACTGGGTTTAGGCGGTTGGCGTCCTCGGCCTCGGCAAGAAT